ATTTTATCACTGATATCAGATGCTGCTTCATCAGCAGCAATCAAATTGACGATTTCTTCCATGAAAATTTAATATAATCCTATTCTTTATTTATATCTCTGCCTTCTTAGTGTCTTTTCCTAATTGTCCGTTAGTAATAGCACCATCAGCTTCTAATGGCATATCACCCATCATTCCCATTTCACCTTCAGGTGGTAATGGTTCTCCAGTTATAGGATCTATTGCAGCAGGATCTGGTATTATACCATCCTTAATTTCTTGTTCAATTTGCTCATCCTGTTCGATAATTTCTCCATCAGTCTGTCTAAGAACATTCTTACGAACCCATTCTTGTGAATAGAATCTTCCAATATAAGGTTCTATAGTAGCAAGAGTACCTAATCTCTCATTCATCATCTCAGTTTCTTTTAATTCAGCAAACTGATTATCATATAAGAAATCATATTGGATATGCTCACTAATTACTTCCCAATCTTCTGGACTTACAATATTCTTTAGAATTAATTGAGTCTTAAGCATATCTGTGAACATATGTGCAAAACGCTTTCTTAAACGTCCTACAAATTTAGAGAATTTTAATTCATCTCTTAATATCTCAGATGAACGACCTAAATTAAAACCACCTTCTGCAGCAATTCTAGACTCAGGAACACCAAGTGCTCTATAAAGTTTCTTCTGGAAATACTCAATATCAGCAAGTTCTCCAAGATTTTGTCCACCTGGAAGTGTAGTAATTTCTGTTCCTCTACCACCTTCTCTTCTAGGAAGCCAGAAATCTTCCATCATAGACATGAACTTTCTGTCATCACGAATTTCACCAGTATTTGCATCATATACTAGTTTATTTCTATAACGACTCATTACCTCTTTGAGGTACTGTTCTGCTTTAATTTTTGGAAGATTGCCAACATCAATATAGAATATTCTTCTTTCTGGTGCTCTTGATAATCTGTAAATAACAAGACTATCCTCAATCATTCTTAATTGATTAAGTGCCTTAATTGCTTTATGAAGATATGAAAGAACGGTTCCTTTATTTCTATCTACCAAACCAGAAGTTACATAAGTAATAGAATCTTTAGCAATTTTAATACCCTTTGATCCACCACCACTGCTTATACTATTTGATGGATAAGATGGTTTTGGTGTATATACATAATATTCTTCAATCTCTGGACTTATTACTTTAGTATCATCATTATTTTTTACAGTATAATCATTTTTATTCTTTTTCTTTTCTTGACGAACAAATTTTATTTTCATAGGATCGATATATCTCAGATCCTGTATTCCATCTTCAGGTTTTTTAATGTCAATAACCTTCATATAAAATAATCTTCCATCTACATACCAATTTCTTAGTATTTCATGAGATTTTTTGTCAAAATCTAATATATCTTTAATATTTGTAAATTCTTCTCTAATTATTTTCTTTAATTTATCACTAGCATTTAAATTAGAAAGTTCTATTTCAATAGGAGAATCATATAAATCACTAACGATTGCTTCATTAATAACATCTTCAATGGCACCATCACACTCTGGGTGTAATGCCATTTCTCTATATCTTTTAATTAAATCTGATTCAGTTCGATATACACCTTCAATATCGACATAAGATCCATAAAATGAACTAGAAATAAAATTATCAACCCCGTCCTCATTATTTTGAGGAACGGGGGATATTACAGAAGGTGACTTCTTTTCTTTGTCTCCAATAGAAAAGCCAAAAAGTTTTGCCATAGTATAATCTTTTTCCTACTATTATAGCACTATTTAGACGATATCTTCACCGCCAGCTGAGATAGAACTACCTCTATAAGCTTCCCACCACTGAACTTGTAGTTCTACAGTGAACTCTTCAAGAGTATCAGTCGTTTCGTAACTTAGATCAATAGTAGAAATATTAGTTGGAAAAATATCCCAGAACTTATAAGATCTGAGTACACTTCCATCACGATCTAGTTGCTTAACAGTAGCATCTTTTTGATATGCTTCTGGATCAACTATTCCAGTAGCATCAGACATTTTGTTAATAATATTCATCCACTTTTCAAAAGCAGAACGAATAGAAAAGTCTGTATCGTTAAGAACAGTGATAGTCCAAGTTTCGAATGTTCTGTCTCCAGCGATCTTTAAAATACGACCTCTGAATGGAACATCAATAGGAGCAATCGTAGATGCTGGTAATGCAGCTGCCTTAACAAGAAATCTTGATTTTTGTAAGACATCATTATCAATCGCAACTGCATTTGGAAATGCTAATTCGACTTCGAATAGATTGGGTCTAGCACCACCACCAGATAATCTACTCTTGAAATCACTGATGGTTCTTAATGGAGTGGTGTTTTGTTGTTGACGTGTTGCCATAGTTTTTTATACCTCTTTGTAATTAAGTAGAATTAAACGTTACCAATTACTTCTTCAAAAGCAACACCAGTTCTGGTGGCAACGAAGGTTAAACCAATGAAGTTAATCGACCTTGCTGGTTTAATGAAGATGTCTGCTACAAACTCATTATTATCTATAACAGCAGCAGTGTTATTTGTCTCATCACAAATAACAACATAATCTTGTACACCTCGTTTTGCTTGAACATCACGTAAGAAAGGTTCAACGATATTTACAAAGTTTGTTCTTGTAATTTCATCGTTAAATTCAAAGAGTTGATCTTTAGCAGCATTAGAAATTGCATTTTCAAGATATAAGAATAATCTACGAACATTGATTCTATCAAATGCTGATGATTTTGCAAGTGCAGTCTTATCACCGAATAGAACAATTCCTGCTCCTGCTGAGAATATTACAGAATTAATTCTATTAGAATAGAGACGATCTCTTTGATCCTTACTTGGGTTATAAGTAAGCTTTACTGCATTTAGAATTGCACCTCTTTGTGTTCCTGCTGGTGAGAACCAAGGGAAGTTTGTGATGTCAGTTCTAACACAAGTTCCTGCAACATCCCCATTTAATGGAACATATCGGAAAGCATTGTCAAATCTATCAAACATATACTTATATCCACTATCGAATACAGCATATGATGAAGATGATAATGGTGCATAGAACTCTAACACATTGTTTGTTATTGTCTCATCATCATTAACCGTGACAGATCCAACATCAGTATCATTCAGGTATGCTCCTCTATATGGACTGATGAATGCAAGTGCATCTTTCCTCATATCAGCAACTGCAATAACTTGATTTGCTAGTGACTGTGCTTCTGTTTTACTATAATTTCCAGATCCCATGAGTAGGAAATTGACAGCATAATTATCAGCATTCTCAAAGAGTTTATATCCAGTTGCTAGTTTAGCAACAGATGCTGTTAATCCTCCTGTTGTTATAACACCGACTGTACCGTCAGCATTTAGATTCCTCTTATAATCTTCACCGTTAGTAATCTTATAATTTTGTGTACCAGATCCACCAAAAATAATTCCATCTGCATTTTGATCCCATGCTTGATCTGATTGTTCAGTGAAATCAACACTAAATCCAGTTGTTGAAAGTCCTGAAGGAGCTCCACCACCAAAGATATAGGATGAATTATTCTTAAGGTATTTTCTCCAATAAGAAGGAGATCCTGATGAGAACTCACCATCTTTTGCTTTAGAAAGTCCAAAATGTTTTTCAAGAACAGTACCAGCATTGCCAGTAATCTCCCCATCACCATCAATTACAACAACATGAAGTTCATCATTTTTAGCACCTCTTGCTGCAGCAAAATCTGTAGTTGTTGGTCTTTCTACAATAGAATTCCATTTAACTGAAGATATTGTATTCGCAGTTCCAGGAACTCCTGATCCAGTATAAAGAAGTTGCTTATCGAAATAGTCCTCTGTAGTGTGTATAGTTGCACCAGATGCAACAACAGTACCTTCATTATTAGTAATATAAACTCCAGCAGTAACTTGATATTGTCCACTAGAAACTCCAACCTCATTTGAGAATTTATATAATCCATTAGATTGATACTCTATTGGTGTTTCTGTTCCACCAGCAGAAACAAGAGAAAGAATTTTTACTTCTATTGTACCTTCTACAGTTGTATCAGTTGTACCTGATCCAGTTGCCTTACCAGTAGTGCTGACTCCAGTAATAATTCCTTTTAAGTATCCACCAGGTTCACTTGTTGTTCCAACTCCAGGTACAATTCCTGTAAATGTCTGAGTAATACCATATCCAACCCAATTATGACCAGTAGTTGCACCTGCTGTTACTGATGAAGGTAAAGTACTAATACCTAAACACTGATCTGATTTTCCATCAATAAGTCCTATTCTAACTCCATTAGACCAAGAACCAGGATTTCTTGCAGCAACAGTTACATTAGTAATCGTATTATCATCATAACCAAGTTGCTCATAATGTTCATCATTCTTAATTTTTAATTCTATACCAGTGGTTGAAACTCCCACACTATTAACTGCACCATTATATAAATTATCATCATCTGCTCTTACAACTCTTAACGATCCACCATATGCTAAAAATGATGATGCTACTAACCATGTCTCATATTGTTTATCAATACTATTTGGTTTTCCAAAGGTATTTAATAAATCTTGTTCAGATGTAATAAGTGTTGGTAACTCTACTGGACCTTGTGTAAAAGGACCAACTAGTCCACCAACGCTTCCTGATGTTGGATCGACTCTACCTATAGTTAAGTCTACTTCCTTTACAACAATTCCAGGAGATGCTAGATTTATCGGCATCTTAATTCCTCTCGTAATCCAAATTTATTCTAAAAATATTTATTAAAATGCCTTTTTACAATGGGGAAACAATACATGAACATTACCAATCTGGATATATCCATTCATTAGAAGGTTTTTTATTCTTTCTACTAGCAACAATTCTTTTTATTGTACATGTCTTACATTCATAAGCATATGATGATGGTAATGACAATCTATTCTTATGAGTTTTATAAAAACCATCTATTAAATTTTTTACTCCCCCACAAACTCTACATCTTCTTTCTTCAAGAAGTAAATCTCCCAATTCAAACTGTTCTTCTATATTCATCTACATGTAATCCCACATATATGATCTATCACCATATTCATCAGTGTGCCATCTATCACCATCGCCATCTACAAAACTATCATCTTCAAACCCATCAGATATAAATCCAAATGGTGCCATATCTTGTTCTATTTGATTCTTTTGTTCATCATATATTCTTTTACGAACATCATTGTCCGTCATTTCCTTGAAGTAATCTTGTGCTACCAACCATGCAAATATGACAAGACACATTGCTAAATCATCATTACATCCTTCTTCTGCCTCAAACGAATTATGTTTTTGTGCAAAAGTAGTTAACTCTGAGATAATATCATAATCTGAAGTAAGTATCTTATCATCTTCAATCATTGTTTTTAAATTACTACAACCTAATTTTTTAACTGCTGCAGTCATTCTAACGCCAAGTTGTGTTTTCTTACCTGAAAATCCTTGTCCTACAATTTGTCCATTTCTTCCACGCATTGAAGCCATTAGAATATTTTCATACTCTAAATCATATTGAATAATACTTGCTACTTGATCACCAATATCATTAACCTCTATCAACAAATATGCCTGATTATATGCTTTAGCAATATCAAGTATAATATTTGGAAATAACATAGGTTTAATTTCATTATTCTTATACTTTGCAACTACTTTATATGGAAATTCTGTAGTATCAAAAACTATAAATGCTGAATAATCATTACCTAATCCCCTAGCAACGTCAACCGTAATTATATAATTATGTTCTTTTATTGGATTCTCACAAATATCAAGACCAGCATTTCTTTTAATATGATCTTCATATACCATCGTTCTTAATTTAGATGGATTAATAAGAGTATTAATAGAACCTAAGAATTCACATTCAAACTCAATCTTGAATTGTTGCTCTGAAGTATTTGCAATAGTTTGTGCCTTCCATGCAGCATCTCTACCTGGAACTTGAGACCAATGAACGTCAGTAGGAACATATTCATTCTTACTTCTTTCAGCATCGTGCCAATATCTATAGAAATGATTCATCCCGTGAGGGGTTGAAACCATTATTACTTTCGTTGTTTTACCAGAAGTAATAGTAGGATAAACGGAACTAAAGAAATCTTCTGCGATATGATTTGGGACAAAAGCGAACTCGTCGAGGAAGAGGATGTTAAACGACATACCTCGGACAGCACTTGCAGACGTAGAAGCAGCCAATATTTTTGATCCGTTTTCAAGTTCTAAACTCCCTTTGTTCCAAGATATGATTCCTTGTTGCATCCATTTAGGCAAATTCTCATATGCCGTTTGCAATCTACCTAACAAATCCCTAGCAGTTGCTGCCTTGTTAGCAAGAATACCAATATTCACACTATCATTAAAAACACAATAATGTAAAAGATATGCTACAGACGTAGTAGATTTACCAGTCTGACGAGGCATCTTACAAATATTAAATCTATTATCATGAAATCTATTAATTAATTTTTCTTGAAAATCATATGGTTTAAATTGTACAAGTCCCTCATCAAGAGAAACAATCTTCATATAATTGTTCGCAAAATAAACAGGATCTTCTTTACATTTTAAGAACTCAACAATGTTCTCTTGTGTAAATTCTATTTGAGTATTTGCCTTTTTTAAATTGGGATTACCAAGATATACATCATTATTAGACATAATTTATTTTTTAAATAATCCTTGTTCTTTCAAAATTTTAGATAAATCAGTTGTTGAACCTACAAATAAAGCATTATTAGTAACTTGTGTAGTCTTTCCTTTATCTTCATCAATTTCCTTAACTTTTTTCTGAAGTTCCATCAACTTATCAGTAGTATCAGCAACTGACTTAATAATTTGTCCTGCAACTTCATATGCTCTTGGACTTGCACTTTCACCAGCAAGTTCCATAATACCATTAAGAGATTCTTGTCCCTTTTCAATTAATGAATAAAGATTTGCACGAGTATACTCATAATCCTTATCAATATCATCAGTGACATTCTTAAGAGCATCTTGTCTCTTAATACATCCACCTTCTGGTGTGGTACTTACTTCAATACTACTTGTAGTATTAAGTGCTTCATCTATAGAATCATAACTAGACATGATAATTAAGTATCCTTCTGTAATGTGGGACTATATGTTTTACCATCATCAAAATCTTCCCAAGATTCAGTAAATCCAAAATCATCTTCTGGTCCAGCAGTAATTGGATCAGGAACTACACTATATCTTCTTTCACGTTTAGCTGTAGAAGTATCAGTACCTGAATATTGATCCACAATAACTTTCTTAATAAGTCCAGAAGATGACTGTGCGATTGGACCAAATAGATATGTTTTTGCCGTAAAACTTAAAGTATAAATTAATGCTCTTCTTACTTCAAAACTTCCTTCATAATCATCTTGGAATGATATATTATCTAATATAACAGGAATATCTCTTTTCTCTCCAATAGAAGATACTAAATCTACAGTTAAAGTAAATGAAGGTTGAAAATATGGTAATATCTGTTCAATAATCTGTAATGCATCATCATTTAATTTACTAAAAATATTTAATTCAAATCCAATATTATAAGGAACAGGCATATAAACCTTCTTCATTTTATCATCATCACTACTATCAACTGCTTTAAATGTCTGAGTAACTCCAGTTTTCCTTGCAGCATCATACTGTATATTATTCATTTCAAAAGACATTCTAGGTAAAGTAATTGCAACTGATTTTGATAACTCAGCTTGCTCCTGTATCTTTGCCAAATATTTTTGTTGAGGTCCATAAGAAAGACCAACTTTAATATCATCAAGAATAGTACCATCACTTTTTTTATGTTTAATATTAATACTATTAAACAAAGTACCAAAAGAAATAATGGTTTTTCTTATAATTTCGTGGTAATAATAAGTTCCTAACATTAGTATTGTCCAAATGGGTTTGATTCTGAAAAATCAAGTAATGAATCTGCTTCTGTTTCTATATCTTCATTAGAATCAAATGCTTGATCATAACTATCAAGGTCATGACTATCAATTATATATTGTGCTGAAGATGCTGAACCAACAAGAACTTCACCAGGATAGAATTTACCAGTATTTAGTGATACACGTAAATATGTAGGAGGATCAATACTATCCGTATCATAATCTTTTCTAAAGTCTCTAACTTTTGCTGTAACCCCAGAAGATTGCCCTGTAACCGTTTCATTGTAAACATAAGTACCAATTCCTGAATATGGACTATTAAATGCAATTGATGGAGCAACAGTATATCCCATACCAGAATTAGTTATACGTATAGTACTTATTCCTGTATTACTTGTATCAATAACTGGAGATAATACTGCTGTATTAATTCCTGTAGGAGGTGTTGTAACCGTTGTAAAGGCAACATTAGCATATCCATCACCAACTGTATTTAAATTAACTTGATATATGCCAGAGGTGGTTGATATTGAACAAGTAGCAATTGCTCCTGTTCCACCACCACCACTAAAGGATATTGTTGGTGGAACTGTATATCCATAACCAGCATTTGTCATTTCTAATCTTAAAATAGAAGTGACATTATTAACACTCGTAGTAATAGCAACAGCACTTGCAGTATATCCATCTGATGGTGCTGACGAAATAACAACAGTAGGGGTAGAAGTATATCCAGATCCATCATTAGTAAGAATAATTTCTCTAATACATCCAGTTCCTATACTTGCAGTTGCAGTGGCTGTAATTCCAAGTCCAACTAAATTAATAGTTGAAATATATCCTTCATCACCTACAGTATCATCAACCTCATCAATACTAGTATCAATAAGTTCATTTTCATATTCAAATAATTCACAACTTAAATCATAAGTATAGAGTTTACCTAATTGATAAAATGGTTTTTCGAATTCTACTCTTTTTATTTCAAACAACCTTTCACCAAGTGGAAAATATATTAAATCTCCTTCTTTTGGTCTACTGACTAAATCACCAAATGTATAATCAGTAATTCTACCTTCTCTAATACCAGATGATATACCTTCAAGAAAAGGTGCAATAAAATCTTCAAACCTTTCTCTGGATATTGTAAGATTTACTTCATTCTTCAATCTTAATCCAAATTTAGTCATTACATCACTATCAGGAGCATATCCATCATAATTATTCAAATATGCTTCTAAGATAAAACTATCATCAAACTTTGATGATTGAACTTCTTTTATAATATTATCTGTTTTAAATATCTTTCTAGGAAGATAAAATACATCAGTCCCATA